CAATTTATTGGTTACTGCTTTTTCTAAGGTCCAGTTGTTTTTTATTCTGTTTCTTAGTGTCCAATAGCTAATTCCAAATGTTCTTGCCAGTTGTGCTACTGAACCAGTTTCTCCTTTTACTGTGTAAATTTCGACATTACGTTTGTTATTGTTTTGTTCTTCTCGTGTGACCCATTTGCAATTACTTGGTCCATAGTTTCCTTCGTTATCGGTTCTATCTAACATCAAGTCTTTTTTATATGCACTTTCCATGTCTTCTAAAAAACCTTCAAACGATAACCACTTATCACAAACACGAATTCCACGTTTCCCATAATCGGGATAGTCTTTGGTGTTTTTATTATAACACCTGCGTTTCATTGCACACCATACACCGTATATTAAATCATCATGCATACCATGTGTTCGTGTTCTGTCACCAATAGTGTTTCTTGATGAGCCACACCCACAACTTTGTGTATTGCCACTTTTTAAATCTGTGGTTCTGACAACTGTATAATTACCACATTTGCACCTACACACCCAAGTTGTTTTGTTTCCAATACTTTCTTCACGTTCTACGACAGTTAACTTTCCGAAAGTCTTACCTTTTAAATCTAATGCTTTCATTTGAAACTCCTTATATTTGATACACATAGTATATCATAAATAGAAGTTTCTGTCAAGTACACTAAATTGCGGTTTCAGCGGCATAGGTCAACTGGAGATTAATCAACTCGTTAGGGAAGATAACCTTTGTTCCATAAACCATAAGTCCTGAACAGTAGTATGCAAATGCGTCTTTGCTTTCCTGCATACGTGATTTGAGTATGCTCTGTGCAAATCCGATTGCCCTGTATGAACCTGCCAAGCAACCTGTTGCTGAACTTTCGCTTGTTGCGTTTACTAAGTTGGTTGAAACATAAATGTCAAGGTCGTTGTATGTTGCCCATTTCAGTCCGCCACCGCCATTTGTTCCATCATTAATCTGATGAACTACTCCAGCGAGGATAAGTTTTTCTCTAACCCAAGGTGAAACAACTATCCATTTTTCGCCCATTGGTACGTTCTGCTCGTCAAGTTTCCTTGCTGCCTGTGAGAATACTGAAAGTACTGTAGTTGTATCAAGACTTGCGTCTGTGATAGTTGAACCTGCCTGTGCTGCTGTGGTTGCTCCAAGTACGTATGCGTCTGCTGTTTTCTGTAACTGGAAACCTGCTCTTGCTGCCTGTGAACCCTTAAGGTCTACATTTGCCATAGCCTGTTCAATGTCATCTACCAGGAAAGCATATGTGTTCTGTTGGTCAACAAGCAACGTTACCTGACTGTCTACCAATGTTTCGTATGAGAGCGTACCAGAGTAGCTTCCTGTTACGGTAGGGTCAGACAATCCATTGAAATGAATTGTATCTCCGTACTTCAGGACTGCACTTGATTTGTCCCATGATATTTTATTGGCTATGAGTTTATCTTCGTATGTGCGAAGTACACTCGCTTCCCATATTTCGGGAATAAAGCCGTCTGCGTATTTAACTGCCATTATTGTGCCTTTCTACCTATTTAAAGGTTTTAATGCTGAATTTTTTTGGCTTTAAATGATGCCATAACCTTTTTATAATTTTGGTTTATCCAGCTTTTGTCGCCCCTGTGTTTGTCAAACTCGTCTTGAGTAAAGTATCTGCCATCATCATCGGTTGTACCTTTCACGCTACCAGTTGACGCTTTTTCGTTGGCTTCATTGGTTTCAGCAATTTTCTTTTTAGCTTCTTCCTCTGCCAATATCTTCTTATATGCGTACTTGGTGTATAGCGTGGTAAGGTCTTTTCCTTCTTCAACTTGTTTCCAAATTTCAGGGGGTACATCTTTGTAATCAACATTCGGAAACTCTGTCCGAAAATCTATATACATTTTATTGCGTTTTTCTTTTTCTTCGTACTCTGCAAGTTTCTTTTCCTTTTCCTTAACCTGCGTCATAAAATCAATGTCAACGCCTTTTTCTTCTGCTTCCTTTTTAACCTGTTCAGCCTGTATAGCTTTCTGATAGCTTTCCCATGAGTTAATGCTCGGATCCCAGCCAAATTGTTTTGCCATTTCTCTGACTGTTTTATCTTTGGCTTCCTGTTCGGCTTTACGCCTTACTTCTGCGAACCTTGCATTTTCTTCTGCTGACTGTTTAGGTTTTTCTTCTTTCGTATCTTCCAGCTTTGGTTGTTCAGGTTCAGTTGCGACTTCTGAATTAACGCTTCCTGCTACTTCGGCTTTCAGTTCAGTAGTTTCTTCTACTTCGGTGTTTACGACTTCACCACTTACTGCGTTTACAGTTTCGTTTGTTTCCATTATTAAATTCTCCTTTGGATTTTGACGCTATTCCTGCGAAATTTATAGTATACGGTGTTCCATTATATATTCGGTTGTGTCTTCTTTATATCCAAATATGCTATGAATTTTCTTATGACACTTTGAACACAATGTAACCCCATTTTCTATTTTATATCTATTTTTAATATCCATTGAGCCAGGAATTATATGGTGAGAATGTATCTCTTTAGATGTTTTCCCACAAATAACACATGTACTATTATATTTTTCCCTAACTCCATTTTTCCATTCATAATATTTTTTGTCTTCTCTCCAATCTCTGCCTGGATATAAAACCTTTCTATTACATCCACATGATGTTGTGTTACCAATCCTTAAACTGTGTCCATCAATAGTCTTAAAATTACCGCAATCACATTCACATAACCACAATTTCCTTTTTGATGTTCTACAATTACCGACTGGCTTTATTGCTACTAATTTCCCAAAACGCATACCATCTATATGTTTATATTCGCCATTTTCGCCTTTGCCCTTATGTATACTTCTATTGCCGCAACTTTTAATTAAACCATTATATATTGATGAACCATTTTTAGTAACAATCTTACCGCAACTACACTCGCATAAATACATGATATGTCCAGATTTTTTTCTGCCGTTTTCTTGCAAAATAGTTAAGTCATTAATTGTTTTTCCAATTAAATCTAACATAATTATTGCATAGGCTGTTGAGCCTGTTGTGCCATCATCTGTGCCTGTTGTTTTGCCATTTCCATTTCGGTCTTTACATCTTCTATCAATGACTGAATATCTTTTATGTAACCCTGTGGCATACGTTCAAGATACTGTTTCATGTTAATTCTGTTATTGCCCAATAAATTATCAAGTGTCTTGACTGTTGCGGCTTCTGACATATATGAACCAGGTCCAACATCTGCTCTGATTGCATAACGCATCTTTTTAAGTCCACCAAAGTCAAATTCAACTGGAACTTTCTTTCCGTCAACACTAACAAGCATTTTGCGTTTTCCATAGTGAGCCGCCATCATGGCGTTGTTGATATTTCCAATGTCTTCCACAAACTGATATAACCGAGCCTTTATGTTTTCAAGTGGTACAACCGACTGCTCAATGGTAGCTATAATAGCTGATGTGTTTTCGGGGTTTACATCACCCATTACTGCGTCAGTAGCACCCATAGTTTCTTTTGTGTAGTTGAATACGCTGTCTATAACGCCCATTACCTGACCTGACATTTGACCAGGTTGCAGATAACTTGCTACATCATATACGCTTCCACCTGATGCAGTATCAATACCTATCGCTTCACCGACACGATTTGAAGGTGGTGACATTCTTGACTTATCATATATAAGTTTCGGGAACGCCATTCTCATAGTGTATATCTGTACTGCGGCAAACTGTTTGTTTACATATATCTGATTAGGTACTAATCCTGTTCCTGGAGCCTGACCATGATATGAGTTCTTGCGTTTATCCCAATTCATCCAAGCTATCGGATATATCGGTGACATTGTGTCAAATTCTTCTTTTATTGTTGCACTCTTGGTTGATTTACGACACCAAATAGTTTTAACTCCATTGACAGTTTTTGGGAAAAACTTTAATATTACTCTTGCTTTTCCATTTTCATCAACATTGTCAAGTTCAACCTTGCCCCTGTCACCAGCTTCATAATTATTGTCAAGGTCAGGTGCTATATTATCTATTATATTTTGCTTTATGCCGTTCTTTTTGGCTTCTTCCTTTAAATCATCAACCATTTCTCTGAAAGACAGTATGATATAAGGTTGGATAGGCTTACCCATGAAATTAACTCTCGTATCATTTGGATTACCAAAAAATGTATTAACTCCGTCTACCTGTTCCCAAACTATATCACCCTTGACACTATTACCACTATCTATTTCATTGTCAAACCAAGCATATAAACAACTGTCGCCACTTAAAGCTGCGTCAAAAAGTCCTTCTCTAAGCAGACTATCCATCTTGTTGTTTTCAAAGATGCGTTTCTGTACTGCGTTCATTATGTCTGCGTGTGCCGCAACTACTGGGTCGCCGTCAACATCATCAGAAGAATACTGAACCGAAGGTCTTTGAGCCATTACAGACGAAACATAGTAGTTTGTAATCCGTTTGAATATATTAAATACAGGAGTTGGCAGTCCCTTTGCATCAACACCACGCCATTGGTCACCAGCATAAAATCTCTCGTTCATGTCAATGGTATCATAGTAGGGTGGGTCTAATTTAAGATTATAGCTTTTACCGTTCTCGTATAGTTTAAAATCTTCTGTAATAACTTTTTCTTTTTTCATTTTTTATCCTTGCCATCATAAGCCATAATGTTATTATAGCCGTCTATGATTTCATCAGGTGCTATCGCAGTTTTATTTACCTTTGGTATTGAAACTTCTTTGATTGGTTTTTCTTCTTTTACCCTTTGACCGTCTATAAGTCCCTGTCTGTAAGCAAAAAAGACGAGAACTCCAACTATTATCGCCATTCCAAATACAGCAACTAATGTTAATATATCCATAGTCACCCCTTTATGATAGCATTATATACTATATTTGTAAGTTTGTGTGGGAGCAGAAGATAAAAATGCAAGTTCTTTTTACGAAACTTGCAAAATAATCAATATTTGGGCTTAAAGGCTACTTCATACCATACGAAATGAAAGCACTGTCCATGTAACTTTCATTATCATTATCTTCCAAAAAGTTGAATATTGACGGTATGGGTTTCAATGCGTGTATTACATTGGGAACTATGAACATTGAACAAAGATACCTACAGGCATCAACTGAATGAGTAAGTTCGTGTGGTTCATTTGACACGTCATTGGGTTTCTTGTCGTCATGCTGAACCTGTGGCAGACAACGAATTAAATTACGACAGTTAGAGGTAATCTTCAATGCAGAAGATTTAACCAACTCACCTGTCTGTTCGTCTTTGACTTCAAAAACCTTAAGCCATTCTTTGACCGATGCCCAACCTGCGATACGACCATTCTTGGCTATGACCAAAGTTTCACCGTACTCGTTGAATATATCAGCCGTACTCTTACCTGTCGCACTACTGCGGTTCCATAGGTCAGGAGGAGCAAACGTACACCTAATCTGTTCATCTGTGTACGACTGCATTTTCTTACAGGCTTCAGACACGATTAAATCACTCTCATAGATTTCCTTGTAGATATAGAGATTACTGTAACTGTCCATAGCAGCAAAGTAACACGCAAACATATCCAACCCATAGTCAATCGCACGATACCGAACCCAATCTTCGGGAATGTCAAAAGGTTCGATAACGTGAATACCATCACGAAATTCATTGAAGAACGCTCCGCCAGGAATACCGTACTCACCAAGACCAACAACCTTGTAACGGTCAGGATCACTGAACCTCAGGGCTTCTATCTTGTCATGGTCCTCTTGGTCAAGGAACTCATTACATTTATGAGTAGTGGTTAGAGTAAAAGCATTAGGGTCGTCTTGGTCAAACCAACGTGCCTTAGTCCAATGTCCTGATTTCCAGGGATTGAATGTCAAAGTAATCTGCTTGAACAGCCCTTCGGGAACTTCACCACGAATACCCTCGGCAAATGTATTGAAGTCAGCTTCATCTTCTATCTCGTACGCTTCTTCTATCCACGCCCAGCACAGATACCCAACATCAACTGCCAATGAAGTAAGTTTCAATGGGTCGTCAAATCCTCGGAAAAGTATCTTCTGCCCAGTAGGATTGTAAATAGCCTCCAACGGACTGACCTTGAATGTCCACAGATGGTCAACGCCTAAACGGTGTACTGCCCACTTTAACTCGGCAAATGTACTATCCTTGTGCGTGTTCCCAACCTTACGCACTACAACTGCATTTGACAGTTTAAATTTCATTATTCGGTAGATTAAATTAATACCCATTGTACGGCTCTTTTTACTTCCCCTCCCCCCTTTTAAAACACGAAAAAATTTAGTGCTTGTCCAAAAACTCGCATATCCAGCACCAATTACATCAGGTAAATATATCTCTGCCATTTATACCTCATTCCCCCAACAGTCCCAACCACTAACTTTTTCTCTTGCAAATAATTCTATTCTTGGTATATCACCAAACAACTCTACTATCTTATCTCTAACGCTATCAGGCTTTTTGCTGTGTCGCATTATACGGTCGTCAACTACCTGATGAACTGATTTGCTAATTCTTTTAAGCGGTTTGCCTTTTGTGGCTATTAAGCATAATTCTGTATTTGACCTTGTATAATATCCCATACCCCAAAACCATGTATCAGCTATCTTATTCTTTTTAACCCATGTAAATCCTATTGTTTTGTACTTAAATCCCCATGCTTCTATAAGTTCTAACCCCTCTTTTAAGCAAGGTCCTGTAACCCATAAAAATAAAACACAGTTATCATCAGCTATTTCGTTAACAGATAATTTCTGCATGTCGGTCTTATTCATGCAATTATAATGATTATCAGCACTCTTTCCTTTACCCTTATCTGGCCATGTTTTAAAACTCCATGGTGGGTCTGCATATATAACGCTGTATTTTTTGTCAGGTAAATATATCTAGCTAATTAACTCTTCAATAGTTCAGGATTTTCGTGTATGTTTCCTATTACTTCAATGTCATCACTTATAGTACATTCACATTGATTAAAGTAATATCCTTCAAAATCAACAACAACTTTTTTATATCCCCAACCCCAGTCGGAATTTATAATATCGCCCTCGTATATCTCTACACCGCTCTTGTCTTTTAAGCCTGTGTACTGCATGATTTCTATATTGTCAAAATTAGGTAAGTGGTCAAATACAAACTGGTGTGGCGACCATTCCCATTCGCTTTCTCCTGTGCGTGATATGTCCCCATGGTCATATTCATACATCTGTTTTGTTTCTTCATCCCATGCCCTGAACTTAATCTCTCTCATATCTCTACCTCCTGTGGGTCTACTCTTTCACCATTTTGGTTAACACAATAACAACCATACAACGACAGGTCCTTGCAGAGTTCTCTTGCTGTTGCTGGTGTAACCCATACAACCCCTGCTCCAAGCCAGTATTTATTGTTGTGGTTTTCTTCTGAAGTTGCAAGTTCCATACTCCACCTCCACCTACATTATACCATAGAAATCTAATTTTGTAAAATGCAAAAATCGAAATCCGAAAATTAAAAATGCGTTTGGGGTTTATACTGTGGCTAACAAAAAGCAGGGTAGCTATCTCCCTGCAATCTGTAGTAATGTACTGAGGAGCCGTTATTGTCTGTAACTTAATCAGTTTTTTGGCTGTCATATAGTACCACCTATATAACCCCTCCATTGATATTATACTACTAAAATCTAAAAATTGCAACCGCAAAATTGAAATTTGGGTTAAATGCTATTGAATAAATTATATTACCTAACTATAGCAAAAGAGATAGGTAATTACTCCTATCCCTTACAATGCCGATATTGATTTTAGGGTGGCGATGTCCTACGGCTCAATTCTCCAAAGCTCAGCCAATATATAGAGTATATACCTTAAATCTAATTTTGTCAACTGCAAAAATAAAATATGGAATATATATGTAGGATTTATATTGGGTAACTACCCTTATGGGACCCTTGCACCCACCCCCTCCAAAAAGGGGATTGCCTTGAACACATGTTCTTTTACCATATAATGTCAATTACGCCAGTTTCGGCTCATATATGCAAGTAAACAGCCCCCATATTGCAAATTAAACAAGTTTTATTGTCTCCAGCCTGTGGGGAAACCTCACTTTTTGCAAGTTGTGGGTGAAAATCTTGCAGAATTACCCACGAAATGACACGAAATGACCTAAAATGACACGAAATACATATGTAAAAAGCCCCCATATATCGTAATATACAGGGGTAAAAGGAGGGGGATATGTAATTATCAGTCTTTTAGTTCGTTCTCACCGTTGAAATACACGCCGATATTGCCAGAATGCTGCACTTGTTCCTTGAACATGCCTTTATGTTTGCCCAGCAATTCGTTAGCCCTGATTGCGGCATGATATTCTTCGCTATTCTTCGCTAACTGGCTTATATCCAGTAGTTCATAGACTATATCTTGCTCTGTATAATCAGATGTTATAACCTTTTTTTGGGTTAAATAATCCATATAATCTTTTATGCTTTGCTTTTTCAATAGTCTACAAGCGGTAGTTCTTGCAGATTTCGGGGAATATCCAGCTAACTCAATAGATTGCTGCCTGTTACCTGTATTGGCATATGCTTTGCAAAATATCATTTCACGCTTGTTTAAGTTCCAGTTGTTATCCATGTTATATCCTTTAATAGTTGTTTATAGTGCTTTTTGTTTGTTTGTGGTATCTCAATATGTTTTTATTGTTTAATGGTCTTATAATTGATTGTGTGGCTTATTATGGTATGTTATACAGTTATTATATATACATTCTATCTATTAGATTTTAGATCCCTGTTTTATAGCCTTTTATCATGTTAGCATTTTATCCTGTTTGTATACTGTTTTGTCAATAATTTAATAATATGACTACTTCCCACCCTAGTAATAAGCATTTTATTGCTTTAATGTCATAGAGTAACCCACATTTACACAACCTGTATATCTATATTATACCTTATTTAAAGTGGGTTTAGGGATAGCAGGAGACAATTTTAAAAATTTTTTTAATATTTTTTAATTATTTTAATAAAAAGTATTGACAATATAATTATGATGTGTTAAACTTATACCATATTAAAGAGAGGGGATAAAAACAATGAATAAACAGGAATTAAAAGACATGGTAACAAAAACAGTAAAAACAGTAAAATTCTATCAGAACATAGAAACAGGGGAGATTTTAACTAAAGAACAGATGATAGAAGAGGGCATAAACGAATATGACCTAGGAGATGAAACAAACATATTCTCATGGAGTGATTACTATAAACAGTATAACCCGCATAATTATGATGATTATATAAAGGCATTTAATTTATAATTAATAGGTACTTACCGGGTACTACCTAAAAAGACCCGGCACCAGCCGCAAGGCATATATAAATTATAGGAGGGAAAGAAAAATGTATAAACTAATTGAAAAAAGGTATGAACTAAACAACGAAACAATGTTATGGGAAGAAAAACGGACAGAAGAACTTGAAGTTAATCAAAAATGGATTAACAATATAGTGGAGAGTATAGGCTTCTTTAAAAATTTAGGAGGGGAGGAAACAAAAACAACTTATAGACAAAAAATGGATGGGGTAATAAGAAGTACAACTCACCTGGTTAGTATGTCCCCCGATAGACAATCAAAAACTCACCGCATATGGTATGCAATTTAACGCAGAGTTGCCCCCTTTGGGGGTTAATGCGGCAATATCGTAACAAGCCGATATATTATAGGAGGATATTAAAATGAGAAAATGGCAGATAATAGAAGAGGTTGAAAGTGGCAACCATATGATAGTTGAATTGTATAATTCAGACGGCAATCATGAAGAGATTGACACGCAATATTCAGCCTGTATAGGTAATTTACAGAACGCAATCAATGCAATAGATACAGCATCAAAAATTATAGATGCTTATCATATATAAAAAGGAGGGTATTAAAATGGGACAGATAAGATTAACAGAACAGGCAAAACTTGATTTAATTAGGTTTGTGGAGGCACACGCACAGACAAAAGACGGTGGCATTGATATAGTTATCCCAAAAAGATATACAATGCACACCACAGAGCAAACACTGGTATTATATGCTGGTGAGGATTATACGAGGGAGGTTATACTATAATGGATAGATTTATAAAGAGATTGACAGAGCAGCTTG